CCACAGTATCTGTAGTAGCTGCAAACAAGCTACTATCATCAGATTCAGCCTCATTTTCAGTTACAGTATCTGTGTTGTATTTAAAGCCGTCTTGTGTGTCAAAGAGAGACGCAGCAGCATATGGTACATACTCAATTACTTGTACTTGTCTAAGGCGTAACGATACACCCTCGCTAAGTTTAGTTTTGTACGGCACTAGCTCAACCGCAAGGTTAACCATACTCCCTGAAGTAAGCATAAAATCTTCAGGTAACTCTAAGTTATCGACATCAAACTGAAACGGTCGGGGTGTTGGTTTGCCTTGATAAGACGCTCTAAGTTTAGCTTTGCCTATAAAAAGCCCTTCGTGACTCTTAAATGGCTGAGTTAATTTAGCGCCCCAAGAATCATTACGTGCAGGACAATCTTTGTAAGCCTTGTTCATAGCTGCATACAATTCTTTAGCTTGCGACTCCACCATAGCAAAACTTAACTCATAGCAAGCGCCGTCTTCTATTGCGTCACAAGGTACGCTTTTACCTTTTGGTCCTGCTTTCAAATCAAAATGGTACGGCTTGTCTATACGTGGATATTTAGCAGTTACATTCATTATAAGATGTGTAGTGTATTTCATATTATTGTTTCCATTGGTTTAAAAAAGTTATTTTGTTCCTCATTAGTTTCAATGAGATGTTGTACATCTGCCTTTTCTACCGTTGTTAATGGTCTAACAGGCTTGAAATATATTTTTGGTTGGTGTGTGTCACCATTGCTAAAATATATCTCCGTTAAAACAGCATCTAAGTTTTCACCATTACTTTTTAAATAATCTCTGTATTGGTAAAGGGTTAGTTTATTTTCTGATTTAGAAAATAAGTCCCTGCCGCCCAACTGCAAACTACATACTGTTTTAAATTCTTCTAAGACTAAGCTTATTGCAGTGGAAAATTTGCATGGTTTTCCCCTATAGCCCGTAGTCCTTTTAATATTCTGAACGCAATCAATGCATCTAAATGATTCTTTGTCTTTTTTTGGTACAAGAGAATGAGGCACATGTGTATCTAATGACCAACACTTAAGACTGCCTGAGTAGTCGTAGTAAGTCCTAGACAATAAACCTTCGTTGGCTATTACTACTCTAATAGACTCTTTAGAGGTGTAAGTAACAGGGTCTAAAAAGCAACCGTCTTGTGTCTCTAGTCGGTTCATTTATTTGTAGGCTTTCTTACGCTTACGGTGTACTTACTGTTAGCTTGCAAACCAGGAGGACATGCTTCTGGGTTCTCAGCCAAGAACTCTTTCATGTTGCCATTGTGAATTCGTTTTTCGAGCAAGTGCATAGCTTCGTTTTTAGCAACGAAAGAATAAAAAGATTCCCAATCTGCGGTCCAGAAATTAGATTGTACTCTGCGACTTATTGTTCCTTGGTGGGTTTTAAGACTGTCTACATTTTGTTCTTCACAAAGCTCTAACATAGTGTCAGCTATTTTAGCTTGTACTAGTTTAAGTTTTTTTATCTCTTCTTCTTTATTTTTTATGGCTTCTCGGATTTTCATATAATCCGCTGCCATCTTATCTGCTGTACGTTTGGGTTTATCTGTAACCTGGTCCATTAGAATCCTCAATAGTGTTTATGAAAAGGGGAACCAGTTTCCCTCATGCTCTTAACATTGTCAAGCCTTGATTTCTTGTTTATACAAATCTACGATTTTGTTGTGGTTGTTTATGTTTGAACGTAGCATTTTATAGAGGCGAGATTCTACTTCACTGCCTTTTATATGCACTATAGTCATGGCGCTGTGCTGCCCAGGTCTATCTATACGTGCGTTAGCTTGCAGGTATGTTTCAACACTAGTAACGGGTGCGTACCATATGACTGTGCTAGCAGCTGTTAGAGTAAGCCCATGTGACGCAGCTTGAGGCTGGATTATTAAAACATTAGGCTCTGTAGTTTCTTGGAATTGTTTTATAATTTCGCTACGTTTGTTTACAGATACCTTTCCAGCTATTACTGCACATGTAACTTTTTTCTTGTTTAAGAACCCTTCTAGTAAATCTATGGTGTGTGTAAACGGTACGAACACTAAAACTTTGTTGGAAGCTTCTTGTATTACTTCCAACACTACTTGCAGTCGGTTGCTAACATCAAATTCTATAACTTCTTTTTCGTCTGTATACACTGCACCGCCTGATATTTGTAGCAGCTTGTTTATGTTTGTAGCAGCATTGACAGAACTTACTTGCTCTCCGTCAGCTTCCATAACCATTTGCTTTCTAAGTAGCTGGTAGTACTTGTCTTGCTGTTTAGTTAATGGCGCTTCTCTTTCTACGTGGGTGACAGGCGGTAAATCAAGACACTGATCTTTTTCAAACCTAATTGCTGGCTGCAAAACTTGGTGGACAATGCGATCTGCATGTAAATTTGGTTTCCAAGTATACTGTGTTACTTTACGCATAACTTTGTCGCGGAACTGCCCAAAATACCTAGGAACTCCGTCTGGGTTCACAAGTCTAGCAAGCCCAAAAGCGTCTATCGGTGACTGCGCTGCAGGTGTACCAGTTAACATCCACAGCCATTCTGTCTTAGAAACTATTTTGTTTAGTACTTTCCACCTGTTTGTTTGTACGTTTTTGTATGCATTAGCCTCATCTACTACAATTAAATCAAACTTATTGTCTATAATATCTTCTTTAACAACATCTACACCGTCAAAGTTTATCACTACAAATTCAGACCCAGCTGCTAGTATCTTACTTCTCTGTTTAGCTGTGCCGTATGCTACAGAACATGTTCTATGCATAGCGAAAGTAAAAAGATCTTGTTGCCATGCTGATTTCATAATGGACAAAGGGCATATAACAAGCACACGTTTAATAAGCCCCAAATTCATTAGGTAATCCACTGCCCATATTACGCTAGCAGTTTTACCTGTGCCTTGTTCGTTAAAACAAAAAGCTTTCTTGCGCAGTGTTAAAAAAGCAGACGTTTCTCTTTGATGGTCAAATGGCGTATGTTTACCAGACCACTTATAGTCCCGGATTATGGGCGATGGGGTGTCTTTAACCTTTAGCGCAGTTAATGCCTGAGCTTCAGCCAACCCCCACTTAATTGCTACTTTATACATACCCTCTTGTTCGCTGAGTACTTTAGATTTTTCTATAGCCTCTGTAACTATATGAGGTTTTTTAGTTTGTATAACCAGTGCTTTATCATCTACTACTTGCATTAGGCTTTCCGTTCGCGCTTACTGGTTTCAGAAACTAAATTGCCTTTAGAGTCACGTTTAAAAGAACGATTGCGGCTAGCTGTTTCTACTCTAGTACCATCAGAGTTCTTACCACCTTTGTCCATAGCTTTCTTGTGTGCTACATCTTTACCGTCACCTTTGCTAACCTTGCCCTGCCGTGTCGCTTTGCGTCGAGCAGCATTACGTTTTGCACGGTTCTTCTTTTGCTCTTCTGTACCCTGATACTTAGCGTACTCAGCTTTGTAGTCTCTTTTTTTAGTAGCCATAACTACCTCCTATTGTGTTCACATTTAGTTACCGGACAGTATGCACAGAGTGGACCTGATATTGCATTCCACACTTCATTCTTCTGTGCTGCGTCCAGCCTTTTCAGTTCATCATCAAAGACGTTAATATATGATTTGCGCATATCTGATGTGTGTTCTTTTGGGATAAATTCATTGCTCACTACATATATTAATGCAGACTTAATAGTTTTAACTTCTGGGTAGTGAGTAAACGTTGCACCTGCCATCAAATCTAACTGTTTAGTGTCCGCGTATTTGGCGTTCTTTCCTGTCTTATAGTCCACTAAGTATGCTTTGTCCCCATTCACTATGAGTAAATCGGCTATACCCCTATACCAAACATTTTTAGAAAAGAATCCAGTAGGGGAGAAGTCCCCATCTTCCTTAGCAAGACCAAACCTTTTCTCGCAATGTTTCTCACCTTGTATGTTTTTTAGAGAGTCTAAAGTTTTTTTAATGAACTTAAATTTTGTGGGGATAGGAGTATTAGTTTTTATATAATCCTCCGCCGCTTTATGAACTCGGTTGCCATAGTACATAGCAAAACTGGATGCATCTTTTACATCCTTAGCTACCTTCAAATGATAATACTTTTTAGGACATTGCTTGAACGTATTTATACTGCTGTAGCTCCAAGCTGTCATTATGAGCAAACCTTTTTACTAACCCACTGCCCATTCTCGTACACGTTTTGATAGCTGCATTGAGAAAAACCTAAATTAGGAATTGGATCAACACCTATTGGCCTTAAATTTGGTAGCTGTATTGGTGGGGTTGTAATAGAAGGTAACCCAGGCAAATCTATAGGTGAGTCGCAAATCTGCCTCTGTATCAAAGGAGTATTCGAGTTAAAATCATGGTCTATCCATACGTATCTACATTCAGCCGTACTTATTTGAGAGAGCAGGCAGAGCGTAGCTATTAACAATAATCTCATAACAACCCCTGCTTAATTAGTTTCTTTTCTTTTTTGCCATTCTTTTTTTCGTACTGGTCGCGTAACACAGCGTACTTACAACCTTTCTTTACGTTTTCTTGGTGGTCTTTTTCTGCAAATTCTAATATGCGTTTATAATCAAGTTTGAGATATTCTTTTTTCATAACAACCCCTGCTTAATTAGTTTCTGGCGGTTAGCTTCGTGCAAGATTGCAATAGTATCTTTGCTTTGCCCAGAGTACGGTACAGCGAGAAAGTTGTTTACAAGTTCTCTACATAACCACCTGTCGTAAACTTTAAAGTCGCCTAAGTACC